TACCGACTGCGGTGATACCTATTGTTCCGACTATAGCACCAGGGCCAAAGATAGCCCCTCCTATCAGAAGAGCACCGAGGGCCGTTAATGATGTACCAGTGAATGCATTAAGCCCTTCGGCTACATTCTTCATTATGGCTGAAATCTTACTTCCATCAGCATTGAGAAACGACATGGCTTTGTCTCCAAGTGCTAAGCCAGTAAAGAATCCTCCTATCCCCGCTCCAATTGCTGTCAAGCCCACGGCAGTTTTAAGCCCCAGACCGGCCATAGCGATTGGAGCAAATAAAGCACCTCCAACTAAAGTCTCCAGCCCGCTAAGATTTGTGCTCGACAGAGCTGATAGACCTTCGGCCACTTGCTTCATTACAAGAGGAAGCGTGTTCATATCCGTATTGAGAAACGACATGGCTTTGTCTCCAAGTGCTAAGCCAGTAAAGAATCCTCCGATACCTAGACCTAGGCTAGCCATACCACTTGCCAGCTCTAATGGCCGCCCAGGAACTTTTGCAAATAGAGCTGATCCGGCCACCAAAGCACCTAAGGCCAGCAGATCTCGATTCTCAAACTCGCGGAGCCCTTCCGCTAAGTTACCAAGCAAGACCTTAAGATTTTCACCGTCTCCTAGTGTTCTAGCAGCACCATCGGCGCCGGCAAGCCCTATGAGAAGACCTGCTACCCCGACTCCTACCGCACCCAAACCAATTCCTAGACGCGACGCGGAGCTTACTTGACCTATAAGACCAGTTGTTTGTTCTGATTTTCCGGATTTATCTCGGCTAGTACCACTTTCGACAGCATCAAGAGTTATTTTGCGATTGATGTCAGTGAGATTTTCTTCGAATTTTGTGATACTGTGTTGAATTGCTTTTCCGTATGAAACCAGACTCACTTCTACCGCAGTCATTATTATCGCTAATTTGTTTAGCGTTTCTGCGGATAGTTTCTGTATCTTTAGACTTTCTTCTATCTTTGATGTGTCTGGCGTTGTTGGTTCAATCATTATTTACCTCGAGACTGTTCAGCTTTCATTTGCTCAAGATGAGCGACCAACAGTTGTAGATAAATGTCGCGTTCAAACGGCAAAAGATCATCTAATTCTGTCAAAGAATATTTATGATGCTGAGCCAGAATAAAGTTCGTTTTATAATGGTCCATCAAGGACGAATGACTCAGCGCTAGATAAAAAAACTTTGCAGGCCTTCTAGAACAAATGTTTTCTCAGTTCCGTCTTTGCGCGTGTATGGAGCTTCAATCCGATAAGTTGGAATTGTTTCAAAAAACGTTTTGATCTTCGATATTGTACCGAGATCAATTGTTTCAAAGAAATCAATGCGCTCTTGTTCTGAGTATGTTGCAAACTTATAGTACTCTTCTCCTACTACAAGAGAGTCTAGACAATTCATCATGATTTCAAATTGGCTTTGTGTATCTGATGCTTTCAAGATCAATCCCAATTCGTTTATTGTAGGATATCTCATTATCAGTTTTGTGTTTCCATCTACATTAATGATAGAGCTGTGATCTTCTCGCTCTGTTAGTTTCATTGATGAAACTTTTATTAATATTTTTACCTTTTCTTTTGTTTCGGGATCTTCAATCTGGAGATCAATTTCTTCTCCAACACTCTTTGAGCGGATGTTCATAATAATGAATTCCAAATCAAAAAGCGCCAACTTTTCCACGTCAACATTCTGTACACAAGAAGAAATGATTTGTTTTATAGCAAGAATGATCTGATCTATATCGGCAGACTCTTTTGCAACTAAGAGAATCTTTTCTTCTCTTAATGTATATGGGCGGAATGTTGTTTTCTTTTTTGTGGAAGGAATTGTAATCTCAAACAAGGGCTGAGTTAATTTTGGTAATGCCAACTTTGTTATCCTATACTAGCGGTGAAATTATTGAATTGGTTAATTAGATCCTGTATATCTCTGGGTCGATTGACTTGTTGAATAGCCTGCCCGACACCGTAATAAGACGAAAGGTATGTAAGTATCCCATTTGCACGAGAAAAGTCACCAGTGACCTGGCCGAGTTCTAATGCGTCGGTTGTAAATTTATCAAACGCAAAATTGACAGGAAGATTTAGAACCTCTGCAGAATTTTCCCATGAGAAGTCAACAGAACCTATGGAAAGCGGAAATACGTTTCCAAATCTATATGAGTAAACTCGATTCGCATCATTATTTGAGTAAACTAAAATCTCAAGTGTTCCCGCATACGATTCTTTATACTCAAATTCATACGGCAGTTTATTTGCCGAATCCATTTGGAATGTTCCTCCATAGTCACTATAGTTCACTATGTGTTGCATCCATCTGTGAAAAAACTTCTTTGAATCAAATTCTGCATCTACCATAAAGATTGCAGAAAGATCACCCATTCTAAATTCATGAGGCCGATGTTCCGGCTTCCCAAATCCCTGAGGTCGAATATCAATAAAATCAAGATCTATATTTGGTATGCTCACAGTCTTGCACAAGAACGACATGTCTTCTGTGCCTATGATTTCCTGCAGATCACTCAATGCTGGAGGAAGTGTAAAACGGGCAACGAATAGATTGTTTTTTGCCAAGCCGCCGCGCTTAGAAATTCTAGAGGTGAATTCAGATATGTTAAAGACCATTATGTCCCCGCAATAAGTTTTCTAGAATCATTCCATACCATAGCCCCAGACTTTTTAACAAATCGCTGAAGAGGCAATGCCATTGCTATGTCCCATTCTGCTGGTTCAATGTAAAGAAATCGGCTTCGGACGTGCTCAGTTAAATATCGCTTGATGCAGGGTTTGAAGTATTTGTATTTTGACGCCGAGGTCAGAATCTGGTAGTTAAACTTCAGCTTTGTACTTTGATCAAATTTACTGTTGTTAGCAGTATCATATAGTGCATCCATCAATTTAGCTCTAAGCGTAAGAGGGAGATAATGTAGGTTTATCCCCATGAAGCCGTCATCAGTTTTGAGATACGGAAAAATCAAAGGAAACATGTCGTAATAAGGAAGGGTTTCTTTGTGCTTTGGATCGTAGTAGAATGCATATAGATTCCCTGGTGAAATTTGAGTTCGTAATCTCGAAACGTCAGATTTCATGAATGAGTTTTCATTCACCTTCTTTATCTCAGATGCTTGATTACGATACCAATCTCTTGCTGCTTTGGAACGATTGGGCAAGTGCCCTTCTCGCATACCTCGCTCTAAAATTCCCTGAAATAATGTGGCCATAACATCCTCTTTTTGATATTTATCTTAGAAAATGTCTTTTTCGGTGAGTATCTTAAACTCCCATCCTCTGTCCTTGCAGTACTCCTCGGCCGCGGCCCATTTAGCGGTATTGATACCATATGTCTGAACCTCAGTGAGGAATCTTTTGGATAGGGTCCCTTTTGCCGTGTGTTTTTTGCTCATGTCGGGAGCTTGAGTTTGTGCGCTCGGTTTTATCTCGAGTAGTACAGTCTTTTTAGTACCATCGGCTTGTTTCAGTTCAGCATAACAGTCTACAAAGTACCGGTGCCATCTTCCGTCTATCGGTGATTTGTAAGGTATTACTGTTTCTTCACTTGACCATCTAAGAACGTTTGGGTTGCTGTCCAGTTTTAGAAATACTTTAAGCTCCCAACCAGAACGATATACTATATTGCTTACATCACCTTTATATTTGGATGGGTTGGAGGGCTTGAATAGTCCTTGGCGGTATTTCATCTTATCTGACCTATATAGCTTTATATTCTATTTAGGGCAAAAATATGGTCAATCTAATAAAACCTGCAGACAGTGTGATAGCCAAGAACCGAAGAGTTCAAAGCGGCATTACGAGATTTAGATTTCCTTCTAATCTCGGAGCTCACGCTATGGTTTTCAATTTTAAGGACTATGAATATAGATCAGACAATCAAGTAAATTCAATACTTAAAAGTTCGGTAGCATTACCTCTACCAAATAACATACAAGATAGTTTTATAGTTTCCACCCAAGCCAGAGAACTTGGAATATCGGGCAGTATAGCTGCAACAGTGCCGAATGTTTCACTTCAAAATGCAGAAAGATCCCTTGACTCGTTTGGCAATCTTTTAGATCGCGCCCAGGGCGGGGTGACAGATCTGTCACATGGCGATGTGTCATTTGATCAATTAAAACAGTTTGGGGCTGATGCCTCGACAGCGGCTAGATTTATGGCAAGAAATGCTATGAGCAAAATAAGCGCGGGGGTAACCGCGGGCATCGACGTTGGTCTTGCGACGACCATCAATCCACACTTGGCATTAGCTTTTGATGGAATCAATTTGAAAATCCACAATTTTGACTGGATTCTTTCTCCCAAGTCAGAATCTGAGAGTTCTTTGCTGCGGGACTTAATTAATGAATTTAAAAAATCCGCATTACCGCAATTTAAATCTCCCGCGGGGACAACATCTGACGGAAGCGGAAATTTCTTATCAAGAGCACTATTTTCATATCCATCTCTCGTCGACATCTTTTTTGTTGGCCTTGATCAAGCATATTTCTACTATTTTAAAACCTGCATGATCACTCAAATTGATTTGGATTATTCACCAAACGGCAATGCCTTGTTTAAGGGTGATACTGGATCAAGACCCGTTGCCGTAAATTTTCGAGTAAGCCTTACCGAAACTGAAGTTCACACACGGGATGATTACGATGCCTGATTATTTTAAGAATTTCCCAAGAGTACAATATGGTGATAAGTTTGCAGTAAATTTGGTAAAGCGAGTCAAACTCCTCGAAACAATTGAGAATGACCCATATGCATTTCTCCCTTATACAATCAAGGACGAGGACCGACCCGAGGATATAGCTCAGTACTACTACAATGATGTGAATAAGGTTTGGTTAATCTATTTGGCAAACAATATAATCGACCCATACACCCAATGGCCAAAATCTTCCTCAGTATTAGAACAAATAGCAAGAAAACGATTTTCTGCCGAATTCCAATTTACATCGAGTTCGATTGATTCAATCACAATTACGGGAGCCCACCCATTTTTGGAAACTGATCCCGTACTTTATAGTTCAGAAAATCCTATAGTTGGTCTTACAAATCTAATGACTTATTATGTCGTGAATAGAACTCCAACAACGTTTCGTTTGTCTTTAACTCCTCGCGGAACTCCCATAACAATTTCATCCGCTGGAACAACCCACACTCTAACTCGAAATCTAGATATTTTTCTCATGTCAACTAACCTTGAGTCAAACGTATCGTATTACAAAAATGACCAAGGAGAGAAAATATCTGAAGCTACATTCAGACTGGATACTACACTCAACTCAGCCGAATGGCAAAAAGTAACCTATTATGATGAAATGGTCGATGGGAATGAAGCTAGAAGAACTATTTGGCTTGTAAATACATTATACGCTGACAGACTTCAAGCCCAATTGAGAAAGCTATATGAACAGTGAATTAAAGCAAGTCGGACATTATAAGCTCAACAAATTTATTCTGTCATCGTTTGACCGAACAAAAACTGTTGATCTTAGGTTAGTAGTTTACTCATTTAATATCGAAGAATCGATGTCTCTTGGGCACATTCGGGGGACAGCAAAGCTTTTTGAAAGTTTTGATTTGGTGAATAGCTTTCCCATTCGGGGAGAAGAATTTCTTGAAATAGAATATGAAGATTTCTATGGGGAAATTCTATCACATACATTTTGTGTCTACAGTGTGTCTGATGTAGCTTACGCAACAAAAGAACACAGTGGAATGATGGAGTTTACCCTCAAGTTTGTTTCACCTACCCGTATGCTCAACGAAACGATCATGATCCAGCGGGCTTTTACGCCAAGAACGACAAATGGTGAAATAAGCACTTACGTAAAATCATTATATGATGAGTACTATGTTTCGCGACTGCAAGAATTTAATCTTACCCCCAAGGAACTTGAAATAGAACAAACTCATGGAATCGTGAGTCTGGTTGTACCAAAATTAAATCCCGAATCAACCATGCATTTCTTTGCTCGACGAGCACATTCTCTGGTAAGTAAATCACAATCGTTTCGGTTCTTTGAAACAAGAAAAAAATTCTGGTTTGCAACAAATGAGTATATGTCATCCGTAGCAATTGATGGGGTCGGCTATCAACCAGGTCAAGTTGATCCGTCCCTTGGTCAAGAACTTGGGCTGAAGGATAAAACACTTCCGATCTTCCGACGAAATTATCTGTCATCCATCACCCCCGATTACCAAGTAGCTGCTATGGAATTCATTAAAACAATAAGCTTTGGGTCAAAAGTAGATAGTATTATGGATCTAAACGAAGGCGCATATAAACGGGCAACCCTCGAATTTGATCTTACAAATGGCTATTCTCAAACAAAACGATATGATCATTTGGATTATGAGCCAGCAGATCACAGTCAGGAATACATTGACCGGGTTCTTTTCTATGAAAAGTATCGCTATGTTCCAATTACAACAAGTTTACAAACTCGCGACGGGTCTGTAAATTATTCTGAACTTTACATGGCAAAAGATGCACATTTTTACCATTATAACAAGAACAAAATTTCAATGTCTATAGCTGGTCGTAACAAACTGTTTGCTGGTGATTTGATTACACTAGAGTTATTTGAACATGCTGCCAAGATACCGGAAAAGGATGAAGTGAGGTCGGGCGACTATTATGTCGAAACAATAGAAAACTCATTCATTGAAAATGAATTTACACAACACTTGATTTTAAGTAGGAAACAAACATGATTAAGGCCGGTTTTACCTCTGTACTCTGGTTTATGGGGTATGTTGAAGATAATAACGACCCAATCTCTGGGCGAGTTCGAGTTAGAGCGTTTGGTATCCATCCAACCTTTGAAAGTGGTTTGGTGCAGACCGAAGATCTGCCTTGGGCTCACGTTCTTCGGCAAGGGAAATTTACTAGCACACCTGATGTTGGAGACACGGTAGTTGGCTTTTTCATGGACGGCAGGGAAGCTCAAAATCCGGTAATCGTTGGGATTATATCCAGTGCAAAATATTCCCTTCCGTCTTCTATGATTTCACCCACTTTTTCATCATTTGGAGGTGAGGCCAATGGCACTGGAGCCGGGCCGACAAATAGATCAAGATATGCGTATGATTTTTTCATCAAAAAGGGGTTCACCCCAGAACAAGCTGCAGGTATAGTAGGAAATCTTCAGGCGGAATCTGGTTCAAATCTTGACAATCTATTCAACCCAAATGATAAAGGGCTTCCATCTTATGGGATAGCACAGTGGAGAGGATCAAGAGCTGATGCATTCCGCAACCTCAATGGTGTTTATCCAAATGAAGGTTCTTTAGATCAGCAGTTAGAATTTATTCTCTATGAATTGAATACGACTGAAGGGCGAGCAAACGAAGCTCTTCGGGCTAGTACTTCGGCGGCTGAAGCAGCTGAAGTGTTTGATAAACTTTATGAAAGATCAGATGGGTCTACAATTCAGACCAGAATTAACAACGCCCAAACACTTCTCGATTCGTTTTATGTAGGGGAATCCCTGCCTTCAGAACTATCAAACCCATATTTGGCCCCGAGTCAAGATGTAGTTCAGAACTTTGGCAATCCGGCACTGCCTCCCCAGATTTCCGGAGAAGGCCTGCAATTTACCCCGGTCGCCTTACAATCCACAATGCGAATCGAAACTTCTCCCACTATGACTTCTTATTCTGTAGTAGAACCATCAGTGCCAATAAACCCAAATCCAGCTCAAAGTTCTGTTTGGGCATCTAGACATGGTGGGGTAGCCATAACAATTTCTGGAAAATCTACGGCTACTGAGTTTATTGACATCACCCACCCAAGCGGCACTAGAATTACTTTGGACGGGAATGGTAATATAGCTATAAAGTCTCTTGGAAAGGTTTTTATTGGATCTGAAAATGAGATTGAAGAAGTTTCAAACGGACATAAAATGAGTCAACATCTTGGAGGATACGCATTAGTTGTAGAAGGAGGAACTTGCCAAATTCTTTCTGCTGGAAATATCGATATCGTTTCGGGAGGAAATATTACACTGAACGCTGCCGGGAAGCTTATAGCAAATTCTGGAGACACCGTTGATATAGCTGGGTCAGCAGTTTCCGTTACATCTAAAGTTGACGGAATCAATGTGCTTTCTGGAACTAACATTTCTCTAGAGTCATCCTCGGGAAATACTAACATAAAGTCGGCGGCTGAACTCAATATCGGTGGAGAAGCTGTGAGCGTCAGTTCCTCGGGGAACTTGGGCCTAGATGGTGGTACCATAGGTCTGTCATCAGATGGCGCCATAGCAGCAGCTGGCTCACAGATACATCTCAACAGCACTGTGTCTCCCGAAGCTGTGACAAAGCCATCTGGAGCCGCCGGAGCGACAGTGCCCGAAACTCCAGAACTTAAGTCGACTAGATCACAGACATTTGATTTCTCTCCATCTGATATAGGTCCCACAAACATAGATGATGGAGCTGACCTCATATGACAACTTTTCTTACCCCTCCGGATTTACAGGTTACTCCATTTACAGTTCTTGCAAAAGATCGTGATCTCGTAATGAGGTATGGAGCAGAAACAATATCCGTGATGATCCGCCATACCAGAATTTATTTTGATCTTACTCAGGATAAAGCTCCTTACCCAAATCTTTCGTCTAGATTCGATCAAGGCCCGATATTCCCAAGTGAATATGTTGATTTTGTTACTACAAGCGGATTGTCATTTGATCGCCTAAAAGCCATTCTGATGG